ACTCCAGTTATTAACCTATCGGTAACAAACGACAAACTCTATAGTTATATTGTAGAATCACAAAACGAACGAGTGCCAACAACACCAGAATTAAAGGAAGTCCCACGAGTAATTTCAGAGGGATCTCGCAACTCTAAACTAACGTCGGTTGCGGGAGGGTTACGTCGTCGAGGTTTGAACTCCGACGAGATATCATTATTGCTACACCAGTATAACCAAAGATTTTGCGACCCTCCATTAGACGCTACAGAGATTGACAGAATATCTCAATCAATGGAGCGATACGAACCAGAGCCTCCTCCACCATCAACTATAGATCCTGAAATTGGAGTTACTGCCAACGCTCCTCTATTGGCATCAGGTCTGCCACTAACCGACGCAGGTAACCGTGATAGATTAGTTGCGAGATACGGAAAACAAATACTCTATGTCCCAGAAGAAGGATGGAAACTCTGGTCTGGTGTATGTTGGGAAAAAGATCAGACTAATCGCGTAACGGAAATGGCACTCGACACTGCACGAGTTATACGAGCGGAGGAACAGACGGGAGTAGTCGATAAACAAGGAGTTGATAAAGCAGAGAAATGGTCTTACGCTTCCGAAGCATTGCCAAAAATAAAAGCAATGACCACACTTGCTGAATCGCACCCGTCGATAGTCAGTAGTGTCAATGATCTCGACAAACATTTATATTTATTCAACGCATCGAACACAACATTGGATTTAATTGAACAAGAAGCGATTGACCCTGACCCCACCCATAGGTTGACTCAAGTTTCAAGAATGAAATATAACCCTGAAGCGACCTGTCCATATTGGGAAGAATTTTTATCTCAAATATTACCCGACAAAAAAGTTGTCCGTCACCTACAAAAATATCTTGGTCTTTCGCTTACTGGCGACATGACCGCAGAAGCAATTTTTATTTTGTTTGGAGATGGTGCAAATGGTAAGTCATTATTGTTGGAAGCGTTGGCTTATCTTATGGGAGACTATCTGAGCAACGCTCCCGCCCATACATTTTTATCGTCGTCGAGAAATGAATCCATACGGAATGACCTTGCTATGTTACGTTCATCAAGATTAGTTACGGTGAGTGAAACAAACAAAGGTTCCACGCTCGACGAATCTGTCATTAAGCGTACGGTAAGCGGTGATCTTGAAACCGCACGTTTCCTTCACAAGGAGTTCTTCCAGTTCCGACCAAAATATAAAATACTATTAGCAACAAACAATAAACCCGAAATCTCAGGTGCAACACATGGAACATGGAGACGACTACACCTGATTGAGTTTGGAGTAAAATTTGGGACTCCTGGTCACCCCGTTGCAGGTAAGAAGGACGAGATTATTGCAAAGTTAAAATCAGAATCTTCTGGTGTCCTAAATTGGATGATGCGAGGTTTCCAAATGTATCGTGAGGAAGGATTGATACAACCAGACGCTGTAGACAACGCGACCAGAAGCTACCGAGAAGAGCAAGATCCATTGCTTGAGTTTATCTCTTCCTCCTGTATAGTCGATGACATACTTTCGATTAGCGTTACCGATTTACGTGAGGCATTCAACGCCTATACAGGAGAAGACCAGAGTTCAGTTTGGTTTGGACGAGCCATGTCCGAACATGGATACAAGGCATCTCGTGTAGGTTCAGCGAGAATGCGAGTCTATAAGGGGATTGCTCTTAATGAGGAAAGCCAAGAATTATTGCTACAGAGGAATCAACGAGGATTTAACTAATGACTTTATTGAGAGCTTCTCTTGCCTCAAGAGTTTCTCTCACTACTTTAGCTAATTGTTGGACGAGGTATTCGGATTCTTCTGGGCTTATTTTTCCGTCGTCGGCTAAAGCTATTCTATATTTGTCGCTCAAAAGGTTAAGAGAAATAAATGCGTCATGCACCTCTTTCCAAGCCTTTTTAGCGTCGGATATTCTCTTGGCCTGTTTAACTGCAACAGCACTAACTGCACCAACTACTGCTCCTCCACCAACTATTGCAGAGGGTATATCGCTAAGAAAATCAAACATTAAAAATCCTTTCTGAATGGTAGCGGGAGATGGAATCGAACCACCTCTACCAGAGAATGAGCCTGGGGTGCTTCCATTACACTATCCCGCGACACATTACTCTGATGTTTTTTCAAGTTCCGCTTCAGGTTCAGGTTCTTCTCCTGGTCCTTCTAACGCAAACTGTATCCCCTTTAATGCACCGTTTAGTTCTCTGAGGGTAGGGTCTGCGGTTAATATAGCGTCTATACGTTCGTCTCGTTGACGTTCAAGATCTTTTTTAATTGACTCTAATTGGTCAACGCTTGCACCAGATGTTTTACCATTCGTAGCCATACCAGTTCCTTTGTTGTTCGATGGGAAAAATTCTTTATGCACCATCGGAGTTTTTTGACGGGAGTTTCCTCGTCGTTTTTTTTTCACTATCGTCCTCTACCTCTTTTTGGTTTTGCTTTTAATTTTGCTTTTGCTTTTTTAGCTTGTGATTTTCCTTTTGCTGTATATGGGTATTTCTTCCCACCAACCATTGGCATAATTAATTCTCCTTCTTAGGATGTAAATTACTTAAATCTAATTTGTCTAATTGTCGTTCAATTAGCAAGTTCTTTAATTCTGAATTGCTAACATTCAAAAGCGTTCCACCTGTAGGCACTCCAGTTTTCGGATCAATGTCATACAAATAAAACGTTGTAGACAAAACCCCACATTTAGAAATCCTACCCCCTCGACGTTGCCCTCCTACCGTTAAATAAACCGTTTGGTTTTCAGTATATTCCGAACCGAGGAAAACGCTTGCTCCCGCAAGTAAATTTTCCACCGATTGTCGCAAGCAAAGCAAAACAGTAAGCACAATAAAATACCACCAATACTGCTCGACCAATAACCCCAGACCACTTGAGTCTGAAAATTGTTGCAATGCTTCTGTAGCCTCTGTTTCCATTACGACTTATTAGTTGCCTTGTATACTTCAGCAAATAATACGGTAACCATCCAAACCATTGCCCCGTAGACGGCCTCATGTTCCCAGAACAGTTGCCATTTTTTATCAGCACCATTCCGCGCAAAAGGGAAACCAATAGTATGCCACAACTGATATAAAATCGTTATACATATAGCTGCTCCACCTGACCAAGCTGCAGCTTTTTTCCCCTCATCAGAAGCCTTTTGTCGTTTGCTCATTGTGACAATAGACCGTTTAGCAGACTTTAATTCTCCCTTTAAGCCGTCTCGGTCATGTTTGTATTCCTTGGCAACAATATTTTCATTGTTAACAGCACGTTTTAGTATTTCAATTTCACGAACTGCCTCACGATATAAACGTTCCTGTTCGTCCCTTGATCGTATTTGTTCAACTGGTTTATATTTTCCAACCATTCATATTTAATCTCCTACAATGTAGGTTTCGTTTCGGGGAAGCTATCCGTAGACGGCCACGACCTAAGACGATCCCGATAGTTGAGATACGCATCGCGTTGTGGGTGATCGGTTAATGGCACGATATAATCCGTGGCTAATAGCTCCATATCACGCCATGATCGTGCATTGCCTCGTATTTGACCATCTGTCAGAGTTACTTCAATTTTTTCGTAAGAACCTCCATCTTTAGTCAGTTCTTCAACTTGGCTTTGTAATGCTCGTATATTATTCGTTGATCCGTCTGCATATGTAACTTTGTATTCTGGCATATTGATTATCCTATTGATGTCGGGAAAATAAGAACGGCACCCATACCGCCTTTACCTGAAAAACCTTCACCGCTACTATCTGTTGCTAAACAGGCTCCTCCCCCTCCACCAAGACTTGCCGATCCTCCGTAGACATAAGTGTCTTGATTTGATATATAACCGTTCCCACCACTAAACGGTGGAGCAGGGTAAACCCTTGTGTTTCCGCTGTATGCAACATCCTCACCCAAATATGAGTAAGGCTGAACACCTGCAGGTTGAAAACTTGGATTAACATCAAAAACAGTATCACTACGGCTACGCAAACTGGACGAGGTAACACTGTAAATTTCTGGAAACGGAGCACCTGCCACAAATGTATCATCACCGAACCTTACATCAGATGGATAGTCATCTATAGGT